CTGCCAGAAAGTTTCCGAAAGCGTTGTCTTTTGTTGTGAGGACACCTGGCACGTTTTCCCAGACAATGATTGCTGGTGGTTGGTTGTTGGATTTTCGATTTTCGTCAATTTCATTTGCTAATCTCACATATTCAAGAGTTAATTCACCACGGGAATCGCTCAATGATTTCCGCAGTCCAGATATAGAAAAGGCTTGGCAGGGTGAGCCACCGACTAGGATGTCGGGAGCAAGTACTTGGCCCTTTGCGATTCTTTCCCGAATTTTTGTCATGTCCCCGAGGTTTGTAACCGTCGGATAGTGGTGAGATAAAACAGCAGAGGTGAATTTATCAATTTCTGAAAACCATGAAGGTTTCCAGCCTAATGAATGCCATGCGACTGTGGCAGCTTCAATACCCGAAAATACTGAGCCATAGCGCAAGTTTGTTTGATTGGTATCAGGTTTAAGGCGCATAAAATGCTCCATTGGTAGCTCAAGGCTATCTGACCCGACGTTCTAGACGTTCCAATGGTTGACCACACGGCAGCGTGGGCATTTAATTTCGATTTTTACTGAGATTTTTTCTATTTTCCCAAGTAATTTCCCGCAGTTGCATCTGAGTTCGATCATAGAATAAAAAACTTCTTAATTTCTGATTTAATCCATTCCTCATCATCTTTGCTAAACCCGACCAGTTCTCGGATGGGGTAGCGTGTAGCCTTTGCATATTTGCTCGGGCGAATTGTTTTTCCCTCCTGGTGTACTGAAGCAACAAAACCAGTACGTCCACCAAAACCAATGGACGCTTGATTTTCTGAATAATCCGTTTTTAATTGTTTGCCTATGTTTTGAAACATGGCCCCTTTACGTTTTATATTTCCAATTTGATCCCGTTTGCGTGGTGCAAACTTGTCACCATTCGGATCTCTTTGTTTTTTTATTCGCTCACGAAATCGAATGCGCAGGCCTTGCGATAAGATCCTGGATAGTTCCCTTCGTTGAGCCGGTTCAAGAAGTACTGCAAGTTGATCCAGCCAATGATTTAAACCTTTAACTGCTTCCATTATTCACCTGCAGGGAAGAATCCGCCTTTCTCATCACTCCAAACTATTGGAGGGCAAACATGATATTCATTTTTGGAAAAAATAACTTTATCCCGCTGCGGGAAGTCAATTTCGAGGTCAAAAGTATCAGAATCAATAATTTCCGAGTTAAAGGAAAGCTGGATATCTTTCCCCGCTGGATCTAAATGTAAATTTTTAGACTCTAACCATGATCTGATCAGCATTATGACCTCGATAGGATCTCCCCGGTAATCAAGGATTAAGATGCGAGCTGTATAATCCATATAACCATCTTTTTGAGTTCCATTAACAATCAAGGGATGGCATTTATCCGCTGACATCAAAGGCAAACTTTCAATTAAAAACGGTTTTAGTTGGACTAGGGCTTGCATGGCTATCTCGCAAAACGTTGATAAGCATTGGCCAACTTTGTGTCGTAATTATTGGCTTTGTAGTTTTGACCGTTGTATCCCTGGGCGAATGATTTCCAATCCTTGTTTTTCAAAGCATTAATTAAATTATTTACTTTGATATAGCGGCACATTGCATCCAATTGATGGGCTTCATTTTTGTACATCGCATTTATAAAGTCTTGGATTGAATCATAGCCAAGCGCATACCAGTGATAACCCATGACCTGACCAAGTCCCCAGCTACAAGACTCTAAAGCACTTTCACGGTCAAATTTGACGGCATCCTGAAGCTTTAAATGTTGTACTGACTCTAAACCATAACCACCCGAAGTTTTCGAGCAAAGGTCAGGGCGTTTTCGCATCATTTCATCAGCGATTTTTGGCTTTTTATTTTGAATTAATCTGCGACGCATGATATGGCGTTCATACAAAATTACGGGTGAGCCATCTTTGTTAAAACCTGAGCTTTTACATTCGATTTCAATCACAGCACGTAATGCAGCTGTTTCAATACCGAGGTTTTTAGCCTGTTGCTCAATTTGGTCCAAGGAAATTTTTAAACTCATTCAGTCCACCATTCATTTAAAAATCGCGGTGAAAGTGTCTTTAATTTCTTTGATGAGTTCGCTAGGTTTTTTACCATCCATCATCTTAAAGGATTGATATACAATTCCCACGATTAACAGGCCAAAGACTGCAAACGTTAACATTACGATGCCTTGGGCTGGGTGCGAATAATGTGTTAAACCAAAGTATTCGATAAAAGCTGCACCACCAAAGATACTAATCGCCACACTAAACGTGAATTTAAGTAGTAAGCCTTTAGATATTTTTAATCGACCATCGATGTCAATATCACCGCTAAGAGTCAGAGCCAAGACGGCCCCAATGATTGCGGCAACGATTTTTATGAACCATGGTAGGCCTTTTATGCTAATAGGGTCATTCATGACCATCCCCTTAATCCCAAAGCTTGAGCGTTTGTGGAGCTGAAGCTTTGGTTAATTCTGGTAATTGTATTTTTTGATTTTCATTCAAAAAAAGCTGATTGATTGTCGAGTTTGCTTCGATAAGAGCAGGGAGCATGTCGACCGCTTTAGATCCAAAGTATCGGAACGCTATCGACTCCAAAGTGTCTCCCTGAATAGCCTTGACTGATCTCATATTAATCGAACCCGATTACGTGGCCGATTCGTTAAATCAGCAATCGTATGCTGCACAATCCGACGATGGGCATCTGCTTTTACTTGCTGGTTTTCGCCCCTGACTTGACCTGCGGTTGTGGTATCAAAATCCAGATTGTCCTCACATATCAGTGCTGCGGCTTCATAGCTGACAGCACGTTTATATTTGCGGATCTGTTCCTTTGATTGGATCTCAAGGCCTTTTAAATCGCCATTGATCGTGTCCATTGCCAACAGGATTTTTTCAGTAAGTAAAAGTTCGCCCTTGGATTGGTCCAAACGCACGTTCGCGAGCAGATCCTTGATGCTGAGACTTGGATATTCAGCAATAGGGTTCTCGACTTCAGCATCGCGAACGGGTGCGTTTAAAAGCATGGTTTACTCCTTGGCTTTGGAGTCGGTGGACGCAGGATCAGTTGCAGCGGCATTTGAGTCTGCCGATGTAACTGCCTGCGAGCCGACCATGGCGTCGGGAGACGACTCGGTTGCAGGTTGACGCAATCGCTTCTCAAGCTGCTCTAAAGTTTTTTTGCAGCCAGCACTCGGATTGTATCGAATTGCATTCTTGTAAGCCGCAAGGGCTTCATTCGGTTGTGCCTGGTTCAATGCATTACCTAAAGCACGATAAATTTTTGCACGAACCTGATCGACTATCTGTTCGCCATCACCGAGACCAATGATTCGCTCAATAATGGAAGCATTTGCGATCGCAAGTTCATCATCATCGATAAAGACTTCAGCGCATTGTTCAGTGACAAATTCAGCAGGTGATCGTGAATAGCCTTCAGGCATTACCATATCGTTAAGCACCACGTATTCGGCAATTTTGACAGCAAGTTCAAAATTTTTGACATCACATGCCCAGATCATTAGATGAACTAAAGTCATATTTTGTGGAGCAGGCGAGACAGCCAAACAGCCATCGATAAAACCTTCGTATTCAGGCAACCATTCTGCCTTTTTTTCAATGCGTTCCTGAATTGACTTCATCTCACTAAGAGTATTCAAATGATTGAACATGCGTAGTTCGATATTTTGTCCATTGCCCTGGGCTAATAGCTCATAAGGGATTTGAACCGACTGATCAGGTCCACTGGCCAGATCCACCGCGATTGTATAATTTTTGCGAGGATCAGGACTTTGCTGGGCCTTGATCGCTTTCTCTGCCAACATCTTTTCACGATGCTGGCGCATTGAGTTATTACCCATATTTAATCAGCCAGTTCAATGTTTTCGATTAATAAGCACTTCGTATAATCTTCGACTACAAAGTCCTCGTTTACTGATTGGAAGTCGACAGCGCGATCCCATTCAGGTTGATCTACCACAGAACGGTTAAAAGTACCGTTTTGAAGATAAATCGAAAGATTGTCAGGGGTGGTAATCAAAATGGTTTTGGCTGGGAACTTTGGAACATGCAAAGCTTGTAAAGTACCTAGTTGCTTGTTCGCGTAAATTGTACGAGCTGCCAATTGTTCGGTTGGGTCCTGAATTGCATTCAGCAGCGGTAAGTATTTATCGCTCAAAATCCCACGGCCACAGATCGCAATTAAGCCAGATTCACGGTGTTGTTCAGCGATATATTCTTCGATACCGCGCTCAACTAATCCGTCGAGTGTTTTAAACTCATGGCCTGCACCAATTATGGTTTTTTTGGTTGTCACACCTCCGACGGTTACATCGACACCTTCATAATGCTGTTCTGGTGCGTTTTCACGGATTTTTTGGAGCCAGCCTTTTTTCACGTCTTGTAATAGTGGATTGGCATTTCGATCTGAAGTAGCTGCGCGAAATACACCATTCCAACCGATACAAAGTTTGTCTAAAGCAACAGCACGGATAATCATTTCCTGTAATTTTTTCTTAAAGTCAGGAGTATGTCGCCAAGCGTTCAAGAGAATCCACTTCATGGCCACATCGTAGTTTGTCTGGGTACAGTTGTATTGATCTAACAGATCCAATTGACCAGCTGGAGTTGGTTGTCGTGGTTGAAGGTTGGTATTCGTGTTCCCTGCAATGGATGAGCCAATGCTTAGCGAGATTTTCTCACCAGATGCATTATCGACAGGCCAGATATTAATCTGTTTTAAGAAATCAGCATTTTGCTGATATGCCTGAATAATTTTCTGTGTTGGAACCGGTAAAACCGCAAAGGTTTCACGGACACTTTCGACATTGTTTGCGCGAGCAAGATCAGCCTTATAGGAATTAAAAAGCTGACGTGCTTCTGGTTGTAGTACTACAGACATAATTCTTTAATTCCTTAGTAATCGATTGTGTTTGCTGCGCCACCAGCTTGTGCTGGTGGTGGGTTCAATGGGGTTGTACTTAAAGCACTGAACTGATTTTTTAAATCGCTCATGCCTTGGGAAAGTTGTTGCAAAGTCGTAGCTAACTCAGGCGATAGACCATTTCCTGGCGCAGATTGTTGTTGCTGTTCTGGAGCCGCTACAGGTGTTGTTTGAGTGGTTGGAGCAGCTGCAGGTGTTGTTTGAGTGGTTGGAGCAATTGCAGATGGGTTGCTAAGAGATTGTTTAAGCCCACTCACTTCC